TACGGTGTTGATGTGAGTTAATTCTCACTAGTATGTCCATAGTAGTTCCAGCTGATGTGTAACCCAAATCATCTTGCGCACTACCTAAAAGTTGTAGTGGGAAAGTGTTTGTGGTTGCTTTAGTGCTAGAGTCTGCTACGAGACCACTTTTGTGAGTAGTTGTTGAACCAGAAGGTGACGCTACGATTTGTAGGTTCTCTCCAACGTTAGCTGCTTCAACTGCTGTAGACGCTTGGTCTGCTTGAATCTTAAACAAAGTGTTTGGGTCATCATAGACATACGCTTTATATTGAGCTTTTGCAACTGTGCCGTTAGGGATTGAACGTACAAACTTTACATCTCCGCTAGAATTGTCCTGATATTCTGCTCCCCAGAATACACCAACAACAGCCCCAGGTGAAGCGCTACCCATATCAGTAACCAAAAGGCCAGCTGAGTAAGTAACTAAATCACCTTCAAAGTATGCTGAAGGGGCAGTAGCAGCTATTCTATAGCCGTTACCATCAGTAAAATTGTTGGCTCTGATCGTGCCACCAGTTGCTTGTCTTACTGGTGAAAGTCCATATCCTGCCATAATTTCTCCTTAATGCAAGTTTAAAGTTTAATCAATTTGAAAAGCTCGTTATTAACTTACTTCTCAAATTTTGGTTTTTCGATTCGCCCACCTCTTGTTGTCGAAGAAGTAGATTCATCTGAGACTGGCATATTTGGATTTTGCTCTCGCATATATTCTGCGCTATAAGCATTACCCATCTTTCTGCTTTGAGCTTCGTAGTACGCTTTTTTCTGAGCCACTAATTCTTTTGAATTTTTCATAAGAATCAGATCCCCAGATCTAACCGTACCTGCGTGTTTGCCAGCAGACATTACGTCAGCATGATAGTCATCCCCAAGTTCATCAGGTGTAACTGGCTCATAGCCTTCGCGAAGTCTTTCGTGAACATTTGCATCATCAGGGTTATTCAATAATTCATGTCTAACCCAGACATATTCCATATCCACATCTTTTTTATCTTCAGGAACGTCTAGCTTTGCCATTGGTTCCCAAACTTTTTTTCGAGTTGCCGATGCTCTAGTTTTTCGGCTGGTTTGTGTTGCTTTTGTCATCTTAACCTCCCGCCTGTGTTTGGCGCACTTTTTGTCGCGCATATTCTTGTAAAGAAACTCCCAATCTATTAGCCATCTCAACTTCCGTTTTAGTTAGCTTTATTTGGTTTTTTCCCAGAGTGGAGCGCGTGCCACCCATAACTGTTGGAATTTTTTTCACTGATTTGTTTTTAAATTTCTCAGGAAACTCTTCTCTTATTCTCATATCAAGTTCGTTATAATATTCATCTGAACTAATGTTAGGTGCAATACCTTCTTCTATAAGTTCTTTATGAATTACCATAGCCGCTTGAGTCATGATTCTATCTTTAGTAGTAGATCCTCCAAACCATTCGTTTCTTTTTTGCCAAGTTAGAGCTTTTCTATCTGGCGCTGAACTACTGGTTTGTTTAGGTTCTGCTTTCTTAACTTCTTTTTTAGGAGAAGTTTCTGCTCTTGATTTATATTGTTCAGCTACTAAAGTTTCAGCTTTTACTGATGCTAAAGCATCTTGTGCTTTTATTTCTGCATCAATATCACCTGTTTCTTTTGCTGTACGCAAAGCAGATAAAGATTGTTTTTCCTGAGCTTTTAATCTATCAATATATTGATTAATCGCGTGTAATTCTGAATCTTGTGTACGAGACTGTAATTCAGCCCGTTCAGAAGACCAAGCATCTCTCTCTTGATTTAGATCGTTTAGCTTAGCTTCTAATTCTTTTTTCTCTTTGACAAGACGTTTAATGCGTTTTTCTGCACGTTTGCCAAATACCTTTTTATCTTTAGATTCATCTTCCTCTTCAGATTTTTCCGCTTCGTCATCTTCTTCATCATCAACTGATTCAGGTTCTTCTTCTACGGTTTCTTCGGATTCTACTGGAGCCTCGGTATCGGTTGGCTCTTCAGGCTTTTCTATGCCTTCAGATTCTTCTGTTGGAAGTTCTACAACTATCTCTTCTTCTTCTAGCTGTGATTCCTGTTTTTCTTCGTCTATCATTTAGATCTCCTTCGGTTGCGACCCGCGTTTATCGCTTAAATACTATTGTATACTACATGCAAACTAATTGCAAGTCTATTTATGCGTTATTTTATCAGGATTTGGTACTACTGCAAGAACTTCATCATCATTTATCATTGCATATTCTTGACCCTCGTATCTAAACTTCAAACCAATATATTTACCTGTAAGAACCCAATCTCCTATCTTACACCACTTTGTTTCTTTATCATGGTAACATTCATCTCCCATAGAAATAACTTGTGATATAACACAAGCGTGTTTGGCAATATCTTTAGTATCATCTGTTAATATGATACCACCTTTAGTTTTTTCTTGTATTTCTCTTGATTTTATTAATAATCTAAACCCTGAAGGTTTAGGTAGTTCTGTTTTACTCATCTATCGTCTCCTGTTTATACAACTTTTTAAACTCATCTTTTACTCTAGCTTGCATATCTTCTAAAGTATGAGCAATGCCTAACATATATTTATATGAGGCAAAATCGTCTGCACCTGCTCCAGCTATTTGGTCTTTGTTAGCTGATATCGCTTCATCTAGTGCTATTAGTAATCTATCTTTAAACACACTTGCGTCCATTTTATCTCCTGTTACAGTTAAAGGGGGGCCTGAATGCTACTACTTTATAGCGATTGTTTTAGGCTTTTTGGCCTCGGGAACAATCTTTTCAATCTCAACAGAAAGAAGACCGTTTTCAAGAGTGGCATTGTTTACCACCAAGTCGTCTGCAAGTGCAAACGTTCTTTTAAATGCTCTTTGAGAGATTCCTTTATGTACCATCTTCTCATCATCTTTACCTTCTTTCTTAATAGATTTTATTGTTAAAGTATTATCCCCATACTTCACATCAATATCTTCTTTGCCAAAACCAGCAACTGCCAACTCAATGACATATTGTAGTTCATCTATTTTTCTAATATTGTATGGTGGGTAATTTGGAATAGCTGTATCTATTTCTAACAGTCTATCCATAATCGTATCGAAACCAACCGTAAACGGTCTGTAAGGTTCCCAATCTAATAATGTCTTCATCATAATATAACCTTTCTTAAGCGTTATTGTTTTGACCCCATTATGGCGGTCAAAATTATTATATCATGTTATTTATTTTTGTTCAAGGAAGTTGTAAAAATAATTTGTATCATCCCCAGCTGTCCATTTACTAACTGATTCTACAGCATACTCTTTAGTCGATACTTTAAAATCAGGTTGTTTTGGTTCTGATGGTGTTAGTGATTTATCATAGAACAATGTACGGTTATTTGGTTGTGCTGCAAAGTGGCCATTGTCTAATTCTAGTATGTTAAATGATTTATGTTCTGCTGGAACTTGTGAATAATTTATATTTGGTAAATTATGATCGGGATGACAACTGTCTATTGTAAATAAATATTCTCCTTCATACCATTTCTTTGATGGTGACAAGTATCTTGCTTTTGGTGGTACCGTTGTTTTTTCTATTACTGTAATGTGATAACTAAATGCATCCCACAGTTCTAATTCTTCTAAAGAAATATCATCTTTAATATTAGGGGAAGTAACAAAAGCACTGATAGGGAGCTTATCATAAACAGCAGCATATTCAGGCAGATACGTTTCAAAGTAGAGCGCTCTACCTTGGATAGATTTACAGCTAACCCAAACACCTTCTACAAATTCTCCATGACCTTTTTGATGGTCGTATAAATATTGTTTTTTAACATAAACTTTTACAGGTGGTACGTTTGCTACTAAAAATGACATTAAGCCTTTCCAGCATTTTTATTACGTTTGAATGACCTATTGTTTGATTTATTTTTTGCTACTAGATTGCTTTTAGAATTGTTCATAGGGTTACCATCTTTATGGTCTACATCTTTACCCTTAACACCTTTTATTCTGTTAGCTTTATTACGTGATGAACGTTTCTTTTTTTGTTCAGGTTTGCTATGATAATTATCGTATTCTTTACGGTAGTTACGCATTATTTCTTTTTCTTATTGTTTGCAGCAAACTTACGAGCTGCTTCGACTGAACCAAAACCCCATTTCTTAAGTGCAAGTGCCTTACGGGTTGGGCGACCCTTCTCATCTTTCATAGGGCCTTTCATGCCTGCAAATCTAGCTGCAAATGAAACTCTTCTAGGATTCTTACCTTTAGGTACAGGAGCTTTTAAGTTAGCACCTTCTTTGTTTTTAAAATACTTTCTACCTGCGGCAGTTAAACCGCCTGTTTTACTTTTATGTTCTTTTCGCATTTCTTATACTTTCTTTTCCTTTTTTAAAAATACTTGCAACATCTTTTTTACCCATAACTTTAGCACGTTGTTCTGCTACAGTTAATATTTGTATTTTACGAGCAAAAGGTTTATTAACTTTTTTAACTTTGGCTACAGTTTTTCTGGCATCAGTAGGAGTGGCAAATTTTATACTAACGGTATCTTTTGGATTCTCATCAGTGTATAAACGTCTGCCACTTCCTTTAGGTTTCTTACCTGTTCCTACTTTAGGGTCTGCCATTATGTTCTATACGCTCTTGTTTTCTTTGCAACGGACTTCGGCTGTTTCACATGCTGTTTGCCCTTTTTTGTTCCTTTTCGCTTTGCTCTTGTCGTGGCCGCATACTCGGCAGATGTCAGACTCTCTATTGCTTTTTTGGGGAGGTATCTTTCCCCAGTAACGCTTGATTTCTTGCCAGACTTCGTTTGCCATTTTTGTTTACCCCACGACTTGAGACTTTGTTGACTTTTAGCTAGTGCCATTACCAAATAGCGACTATAATAATAACAACTGCAATTACCGCCATACCAATTTTATGATCTGACCAATAATGCATAATTTTATCTTTTATGTTACTTATCATGATTTGTATCCTCCTCCAGCTTTTTTATATGCTTTAGCTAATGCTTGCGCTTTTCTCGCACTCCATTGCCCAGCACCAGTTCCATGAGAAGCCTGAGCTTTAATACGATTAAAGATCTTTTTTCTCATACCAGGCTTGGTATAATTACCAGCCTTATTTACTGTACTTTTTGACTTTTTTACTGCCATTTTTTAATACTCCTTGTAAAGTTTTAGCTTGTTTAGCATGTGACTTAGATGCTTTCTTTAAACCTTTAATTACTTTCTTAACTGTTTTTATTTTTTGTTTCATCTACGATCTTCCTATAGTTGTACTAATAATACTGTCTACATTAGATGTTAATTTTTCTGCTGAGTCCATTGCCATCTGTGCTTCTTTTAATTTACGATCTTCATCTTTATTTTCATCATCAATCATCATTTTAGATTCTTGTAAATCCATTTTATCTTGATGCATTTTCATATCGTCCATTAATTTTTTAGCACGCAATGCCAAGTCTTGTCTTTGAATTTCTAATTGTTCTTGTGATGAATCTTTCTTTTCACCATTCATAATTTTAGTTTTCTCTTTATCAAATTGTAAAACTTTATCTGAAGCATCAGCGGCCATCAATGCAATTTGATTTTCCATTTCAGGTGGAAGCTGTTGACCAGCCATAATCATTTGTTGCGCTTGTGGATCTTGAATCATCTGAGCCATTTGTTGTTGATACTTCATAGCTAAGTGATCTTGCATATGAGAGACAAGAAGTTGTTGAACTGCTGGACTTTCAAATGAAGGATTCTGCATGAACGTACCATGTGTAATAATATGGGCATCATGATTTTGTTCTGGTTTTGCTTGAAGAGGTGCCCCCTTAAGCGCTGCCATATTTTCAGATATAGGATCTGCACTAATTGGTTGTTGCTGTTGTTTTAGATAACGTTGTGGTTCATCAACTCCCATTGCAGAAAATAATTCCATACCAATTTGTTCCATATTGTAAGCTGCAGGATTCTGTTGTGCTATTGACATAATAGCATTTATCTTTGCAATCCTATGTGCTTCTGTAGGCATATTTGGATCTGATACAGGAATTACATCAATTGATTTTAAATTAAAATCTTTTTTAAATACTTGCTGTGCACCACCTGCGACTTCATATGGATATAAATCGGGAAGATATTCATAATCTAGACGTGTAAGTATTCGCAGGTCTTTTGTTTGTGCGGCATGTAACCGCTTGTGCACAGCGCTGAACAGTTTCGAAGACTGTTCTAGCAGAGCCATAGTCGTTCCGACTGGCCCATAGTTTGTTGCATTTTCTACTACATTATCAGTAGAGTCTGCAAATTGCGATGCGAGTTTAGAAGCATAATCCATTAAATTAAATAATGTAGATGATGGTTCTTTAAATGGAAGTATCTGTAATGATTTTCCTAAGTCACCCGCTGGAGCGTTTACCTCTCTAAATTCACCTGGTGCAATAGGCTCGTCAGGCGCAAGGACACGTAAACCGTGTGCCTTGAATCCACCTGGCAAGTTCGCAAAGGTTCCTGCATCAATTAATTGACGCATGGAGGAAGTAGCTGTTTTAGTTAATCCACCAATAAGATGAATGTAACCGTATCCGTAAAATCCTAATCCAGGAATCATTGTATAATGTGTAAAATACATTTTCTTTTTACGCATCATGTCATCTGCATCATAGTTTCTTCTGATAGCAAGTACTTCACCATCCTCAGTCATATGCACTATGTATGGCAATTTGATGCCGTCTGGATCTTCAAATCCTGGTAAATCTATATTAACATGCATTTCTAAAATACTTGCATAATCATCATTCTCACCAGGTTTACTTGAACCAACAGTTTCATCTGATAATTCATCAGCTGATGTTTGGTCAATAGTATAATCTATATCTACATCTACATCTCTAAATACTCCTGCTAATTGCATTTTCTTTATTTCGTTTTTAGATATTAAATATTTGTGAGTGTAACGTTCTGCTGTTTCTAAATCAGATGCATAATAGTCTACATAAAAATCTTGTGCTTTTATAAATTCTGTAATTGGTCTTTGTAGAGCTGGATTAAAATAAGTTTTCTTAAATGATGTACCATACAATGCTACATGAAATAACATCTTATCTAACTCAGGCCCATACTCAGGCATTTGTGTTTGTGTTTGCCAATTTAAAAATTGACGTACACGATTTGCTTGATCTAATTTTTCTTGAGTTTGAGTTCCCATAATTCTTGTACGAACAGGGCCCTCTGTTGGAAATAATTCTTTGTATGCTTTTGCTTGAAACTTAACAACTGCTTGAGCTAATACTGGATGTGTAACTCCTGATGAACCTGGAAATGAACCAGCTGAATCATCATATTGCAATCCTAAAAGATTAATACCATCTTCTGCTATCTCATCGTACTCTTCGCGTGATTGCTTGTCTCTGTCAAAACCTTCTAATAACTCTTGTGCAACTGCTTGCACTTCTCCATCTTCCATAACATCTGCTAAGTTAGCATCATGTTCTGTATCCATCATTGGTTCTTCATCAAGAAGACCCATTGCATCTGCTTCGTCTATTTCTTTTTGATCTGTTAATGTAACTTGCGCACCGCCATCTTCCATAGCAGTAATATCTTCAGAAGTTGGTATTTCTGCTGATATTGCATCGTCTTCTAATTCAATTCTTTTTTCTATTGCCATTTATATCCCCTAATAGTAACGTCTAGATTCTCTATTATAGATCTCTTTCTCTCTTTTGTCAAGGAATGTGTCAGCTGTGTTTGCCACATAACCACCATTTCTCATCCACAACAAAGCTTGTGTTACTGTATCTACTAAGTCATCATGCAATCCTGTAGGAAATGCCCTGATCTCATCTATTACTTCCATAGCCCAATCTTTTTTAAATGGCGCATATATTCTACCGTTATGAAATAAAGAAGATATTGCATAAGCCCGCGCAACCTTGTCTCTATCTGGCTGAAACTCAAATATAGGAATACCTGTCAAACGCAAGTCTTGTATCAAAGATTGACCTGATGCTTTTTTCTCAATTAGTACAGAATCTGGATTATGTTCGTGATATTTAGTTACTGCTTTTTCTCTAAGTGTAGGAAAATCCCATCTACCTTTTTCAGCTCCTAATAATATAAGATTTGGAACTTCTAAACCAGAACTAAATACTCCCCAAGTAGTTACTGCACTATAATCGGCTGTGCTTCTTGTAGAAAATGCAGTATCCCACGATTGTATGATATATTCGCAATCAGGGGGGCTGGGATTATCCCAATTTTGCCACCAATCTAGCTTAATTATGTTACCTTCCTCAGCAGATGGTGCTTGTCCATAGAGTGCATCGAATTTAAAGGGGGGCGTATTGTTTTTTGTACGTATTATCTCTTCAGTTGTCCAACAAAATCCGTTTTCTACGTCTGCTTCTGGCCAAAATGACTCGCCAAGCTCTAAATTAGTATAATTTTGCGACAAATATCCTTGTTTTACAAGCTTTTTTCGTGCTTCTTCTAGTTTTTCTAAAGATTCTGTAGTATTTAGGGCAGGTATGCGTACTACTTCCCACTTATCTGACATAGGTGAGCTATCTTCCATGGCTAATAGGTGGCCTGATAAGTCTCTTTCATGCCATCTTGTCATAACTATAACTATTTTACCACCAGGCATAAGCCTTGTACGTAAACCAGATGCATACCAATCGTTTAAACTCTCTCTTCTAGTCTTAGAAAATGCGTCTTGCTCTGATATTGGATCATCTATAATAGCAAGATGGGCACCAAAACCAGCAATACCTGATCCAGAACCAGCTGCTAGGAATGAGCCT